CGATACACGGCCCCGTCGCGCCCAATCAGGACGTGATAGCTGACCTTGGACTCGCTCGACTGGAGCCACGACAGGCACCCCTTCTCATTCGGGGACGCGTCGGCGTGAAGCACGACCAGCCGAATCTTCTTGGTCCCACGGGTGTTGTGGTTCGGGGACGGATGCGTGACGGGCGGCATTACTTGGGCACCCGGAAGGTCTGCGTGGCCCGATGCTTTGCGCCAATCCCAGCCACCGCGCCCCACTTTCTGGCGTGGTAGAGCGCGGCCCACGCAAACAGAATGGCGGTGCCGAAATTCCGAATGAACTGCGACAGCGTGACCTGCGGCATCGTCAGGGTTGCCAGTAGGCTCCCGGCCACGAAGAACGACAGGCCGACGCGCACCGTCCAGTAGGACACTCTGCTGAACTGCTTGCTCGCATCAAAGCCGGGGGCGGCGTTGCTGAAGATCATCAGGTAAAACGCGCCGGAGCCAATCGCCATCACCGCGTTCGAGAGAACGTTCAGTCGGTCAAGCATCGGGCTTCGCCTCCGGGAAAATCTTGCCAATGACAATCTCGACGCCACGTTGTCCGAGGACACCGAGGAGGAACGCCATCGCGCTCATCGTTTGCTGCGTGGCTTCGACGCCCGTGACCTGAAAAACGACCGGGGTCAGGAAATAGGCACTCGACGTACCCGCCGACACCGCCAGAAGGTTATCGCGCAGGTTCCCGTGGCTGGCCTTTCCGACCGCAATGAGCGATCCGAAGAACCCCGCCACCACGAGCATCACGCTCGATTTGTCTTGTGTCATTGTCAACTCCCGGAAGTCAAGTCATACCCAAAAGTAATAAACAGCCGTCAAACACTCCACCCGCTGGTCGGAAACGCCCCCGCCTCGGTGCGCTCCTTGACAACCTGAAACACCGCGTCATACGCCCGCCCAACTGACCGCAAGCCGTAGAGCCGACGCGCCCGAGCGCGGATGTCCTTGCGGTTCAGGTCACCAACCTTGTCAAGCGCATCGGAGAACTCCCGCATCGTCTGGCACCGATACCCCGTCCGATTGTGCGCGACGGTCTCCGTGAACGCCCCGAACGCCGACGTAATCGCTGGCGTCCCGCACAGCGCGGCCTCGACCACCGTGCCGCAGAACGGCTCGACGTACCGGCTCGGCGCGATGATCGCCTTGGCGTTCCCCAAGTACGCCGCCCGCTCTGCCGTCAGCGGTCCCAGCACCCGGACATTGGATGGCACATCGCCAAAGAGCGACACGTCCCCCTGCCCCGCCAGCGCAAACCGCTGGTCTGGCCGCATCCGGGCCAGTTCCAGAATGAGCCGGATACCCTTGCCCTCGGTCAGCCGCCCGAGAAACACCACCTCGTCCCCACCCGGACCCTCGGGCCACTCGTCCACGTCATAGCTGTTCGGCACCACGAACTCCAGCCGCTGGCTCTCCATCGTCACCCCGTGCCGCCCTTCCTTCGCCATACAGCCGTGCCGGACGGCCTCGCTCTCGTAGATGCGCCACGGCAGCAGGGTGTCGTAATAGCCGATGCCAGACTCGATCGCGGACGCTCCGGCCTTTAGCACTGACAATCCACGGATCGCCGCCGCGTGAGCGTGGCCGAACGGAAGCAGGATGCAGTCCCCCGGCTGGACGTACTCCTTCAGCGCGTCCCGAGCGTACAGGTTCCATTGCTTGTAAAGCGGGGACTCCGAGTTGGCATCGTCCCCGTAGAACCCGCCGCCGTGCGCGTGGTACGAGTGGCCGAGCAGGTTCAGGTGTTCGTCCTGCTCCATCAGAACCACATCCACGTCGGCCCCTGAATCCGATCCCGCCACGCCGTAGTGGATGACCTGGTACCCCAAAGGCCGCAGCATCCGGGGAAACTTATACACTTTCTGTGTAAACGCACAATGCGCGAACGCCTTGGTCGTCAACGTGTGCGGAATGCCCAACAAGTGCAGTCGCATAAATCCTCGGTGGAGAGATGTCACGCGTAGAATGACAAGTTACACCGCTGGCGTGTTTGCGGATGCCCACGGCGCAGGAAGGGTGACCTGCGATGGATTGATCTGCTGCTCAATCTGGGCCGCAAGGCTGGCCTGAAGCTCGGCGATCCGCTCGTCCCCCATTGTCGCCACCATCCACCCCGTCACAACTTCCGGCGTCAGGTCGGCAAACGGGACAAACGGGTCGCCCTCCTGATACTGGACGGCCTGCGTCGAATACACGACCGCCGTATGCCCAGCATCGTCCTTGGCGTTGTACCGCCAATGCACCGTAAAGACCACGTCCATATACCCGTCCTTGTCGGGGTAGCAATCGAACGCGGGGTACTCCCACCAGTACGTCAAGGCCATCGGTTAGCTCTCCAGCGCGGCAACCCGCGCCCGTAGGGATTTGATTTCTGCCAGCATAAGCGGGATGAGCGAGGCGTAGCCGACCATCTGCAACTTGTTCGTCCCGTCCTCGTTGACCGCATCCTTCTCGCCATCCACCGCGTAGGGGACGGCCTCCTGCAACTCGTGGGCCAGTACGAACGGCACCGCCATTGGCGAGTCGTAAATGTGGCCCTCGTGGACGTGAATCTTGTCAAACACGCTTCCCGACTTGTCATAGGTGCCGATGACCCGCTTGATGCGGTAGTCGGAAACCGTAACCAGCTGAAGCTGACCGGGGCCAGCTTTGTAGTTGATGTACCCAAGGTTGCGCCGCGCCAGCGAATTGCCACGGTCGTAGAACTGGATAAAATACGGGTCACCCGACTCCGCGTTGTTCCAGATATAGACCGGGGCCAAGCCGCTCGTGGAACCCGTCGTGTTGAACTCGGCCGCCGGAGCCGACGTGCTGGCGGTCTGGGACACAAATCGGCTGGACGCCCACGCCGATGTCGAACCCACATACACGTCACCACCAGACGTAATACGGGCGCGTTCGGTGGACGTGGCTCCTGTGTAGAACACGATAGGATATGCGCCGCCGCTGTCTAAATACAGACTCGTGCTATCCGCGCCAACGTCCGACGAATGCGTTGAGTTCTTAAGACGCAAGATGCCGTAACTACCAGACCCCTCGACTTGAGCAACCGCCGTTCCGCTTGCGTAAACGTGCAGCCTCTGCGCCGGACTGGTCGTCCCGATGCCAACGTTGCCGTCGTTAGAAATCGTCAAATCTTGACGAGAGTCCGTAAAGTTGAACACCCCAAACCCAAGCGTGTTCGACGTGTACAAGCCAAACACGTCCCCGCCGTCAGAGTCCTGCAACCGCAAAATTGGGTTCGCGCCATATAGGTGCAATAGCGACTGCGGACTCGTCGTTCCGATGCCAAGGTTGCCGGAGGCGTCAATGCGCATCCGCTCGGACATAGCCCCATTGGTCGCTGTCCAAAACTTTAAGACACCATCATCTGTCCCAGCGCCAGTAGAGGTAATATCCCCATCGATAGCCGCAAGCGTACCAGCAACCGAGTTGGAAAACAGAATGCGATGCCCACCGTCTGACGAATTGCCCAAGCGCAACGTTGTTGATGGCGATGATGCCGCCGCAACGTTGGCATTAATGTGCAATAGCGACTGCGGACTCGTCGTGCCGATACCGACGTTGCCATTGAGGTACACATACATCGCTCCCAAGATGCTTGTGT